AACAACGCCATGATGAATGGCCGCTCCGGCCAGCTGGGCGATGCCATCGTGTCCGAACTGCATGGGCGCTATTACGAAACCACCTACCGCGGCAATACCTACTTTGGTGGCCACGGCTCGCTGATCGCCCTGTCGGCGAACACCATCACGCTGACGGCCACCACCACGCCCATCCTCGGCGTGTGGAACCCGGCATCGAACACCAATAACCTCGTCATGCTTCAGGCAGCGTTGACGGTCGTTGCCAACAACCTGACGTCTGGCGCGGGGCCGGGCGTGTTCGTGTGGGCGCTGTCGCTTTCCAACGGCGCCATCAGCACGGGGGCCAACCCCTACAACGCCCGCACCCTGCTGACATCGGGTTCGGCGGCGCGCGTCTTTGCGGGCAACGTGGCCCTGACGGGCCTGACCAGCAACCTCGTCGTCGCGGCGGGTTCAACGCTTCCCGCCCCCTCGGGCGTGACATACACGACACTTGCATCGACGGCCCTGCTGCCGTCCTACCAAGGCGTCGAAAACTTCGACGGCTCGATCATCGTCCCGCCCGGTGGCGTGCTGGCGCTTTTGAACACCACATCGTCCACTACGTTCAGCGCGGCGGGTCGCCTGTGCTGGGAAGAGGTGCCGGTGTAATGACCATCAGCGACCTCATCACGCTTTGCCAGAACCGTCTGGCGCAGCTTCAGGCCGCGCGGGATAACCATTGGTCGGCTGGTGACGCGCAGGCGGTCGCTACGTCCGACTTGGCCATCACGGAAACGGAACAGACGCTGACAGCCTTGCAGTCGCTGCTGCCAGACTAACGCAGGAAGGGTGCGAACGTGAACGGGACGCACCTTTACAAGTTCTTCTTCGACGGCCCTGCGCCGCCTGTCGTCACGCGCTTTCGGGACGACAGTTCCGTTCTCGGCGGCGCCCCCTTGGGCACATTGCCCTTGGGCGGTGCGAACCGACAGGCGGCAGCAGGCGGGGCAACGAACTACAGCCTGGCAGGTGACCCGGCGTCCTTTGCCCTGACGGGCGTCAGCGCCGGAACGGTCGTCGCGCGCTTCATGGCGGGCGATGCGACTGCGCTCAGCCTGACAGGCGTCAGTGCCGGAACGGTGGCCGGGCGCACCCTCGTTGGTGACCCTGCCGCTTTCGTGCTGACAGGCGTCAATGCCGGAACGGTCGCGGCGCGCTTCACGGTCGGTGATCCGGGGTCGTTCAGCCTTTCAGGCGTTGACGCCGGGCTGGTCTACACGCCGGGCGCGGGGGGCTTCACCCTCGTGGCCGACCCCGCCAGCTTTGCCCTGACGGGTACGGCTGCGGGCACCATCGCCGCGCGCTTTGTCGTGGGCGATGCCGGAAGCCTTGTGCTGACGGGCGTCAATGCCGGAACGCAGGCCGGGCGCACGCTGGTAGGCGATGCGGGCAGCCTGACGACGACAGGATCGGCAGCTGGCACGGTGGCCGGACGCCAGACCGTCGGTGACCCCGGCGCGTTCACGCTGAATGGCTCGGACGCCACGCTGACGGCGACCGGGTCGGTTGCCTACACGCTGGTGCTCGACCCTGCCGCGTTCACGCTGCAAGGCTTTGCTGCACCGCTGACCGTGGGCGGGCTGGACGACATCCGGTCCAAGGGTGGGTTCGATCCTTACGTCTACAAGCGACGCAACAAGCGCCGTGCCAAGGCGCAGGACGTGCAGGCCTTCGTTGCGGAAGTCGCGCAGGCCGACCTGTCCGACGCCCCGCCCGTGCTGGTGGCACAGGCCGAAGACGCCTTGCAGGCCGCACGCGAAGCCTTGGCGCTTCGCAATGCTGCCATCGAAGACGCCGCCACGCTTGCGCGTGCGCTTACTGAAATAAACGAATTCTATCGTCTCGTCCGCGAACAGGTGCGCCTGCGCCGTGAAGCGGACGACGACGAAGACGAAGAATTGCTGTTGCTGCACTAGCAATGGCCATGCGTGCCGCCCACGCATTCAAGGGGCGTTGACTTGCCTGCCGCCGGGGCTAACCGGGCGCTCACATAGGGACATCAATGGAAGAGGACAAGCTGTCGTTCCTTCGGGACGACAAAGGAAGATTCGCGTCAACAGTCGCAGACATGCAGCCCGCGCCAGAGGCATCTGTAGCGCCGCCTGCCAGCCCGCCGCCGCCGCAGGATGCCCCTGCGCCCGCCACGGCTCCGACACCAGAAGCCGCATCGGTTCAGCCAGGTGGCCCCCCGCCCGGATACATACCGATCGCCGCCGTTCTGGACGAACGGGAAAAGCGCCAGAAGTTCGAACGGGAACTTGAAGACTACCGTCGCAAGTACGAGGAAGCCACGAGGCAGCCTCCCGCCCCGCTCGATCCCATCGCCGACCCGGAAGCCTTCGAAGCTGCGCTGCAGAACCGCATCCAGCAAGTCGAATGGAACGCGATCACCACCGTGTCGCTCGCCTCTGCACGTCGTGTGCATGGCGAAGACAAGGTGCAGCAGGCCGAAGCGTGGGTTCAACAGGAACTCGCGCGCAACCCGCATTTCTTCCAAGCCATCCGACGCCAGCCCGATCCCTATGACTTCGTGGTGCGCGAACACCAGCGCAGCCTGAAGATGTCGAAGATCGGCGACGAAGACCCCGAAACCTGGGCCGAAAAATGGGCGCAGGCGAACGGCTACGTCAAGGCTCCGACACCGCAGGCGGCAGCAGGGACCAGCGCACCGTCCCCGCAAACAGCACCGCTTCCCCGGCCTTCATTGGCGTCGGCACCTAGTGCCGCGTCAAAGCCATCAACCGTCCCGCAGGGACCAGGCGCGGCCTTCGATGCGGTGTTCCGATGATAAGGAACTCCTGCAATGGCAGAGACTCTGATTGCTTCCTCGTTGGAGAAGCAAAAGTGGTCAAGTGAATACTTCGCTGAATATATCCGCGAAAGTGGCTTTATGAATTACATGGGCCGCAAGTCCACTTCGGTCTTCGTGACCAAATACGAAATGTCGTCCGAAAACGGCAAGACCATCAACATCCCGCTGATCACGAAGCTGAATGCGTCGGGTGTGCGTGGTTCCGGTGTTCTTGACGGCAAGGAAGAGCAGCTCGGCAGTTTTAATTGCGCCGTGTCCCTTGACTGGATAAGGAACGCGGTGAAGGTGCCGAAGTCCACCCAGTACAAGACAGAGATCGACCTGCTGAACGCAGGGCGTGACATGCTGAAGCTGTGGTCGGCGGATACGCTGCGCACCGACATGATCAAGTATCTGGCCGGTCCCACGGTGACCACGTCGTCCATCCCGGCGACTGACATCGTGGACACCGACGGCAACGTGGTCGTCGCGGGTGCAACGGCTGCGAACTACAACACATGGAGCGCCGCGAACAGCGACCGCATCCTGTACGGCAGTGCCATCTCGAACTACAGCGCCACTCATGCTACGGGCCTCGGCGCGGTTGACAGCACGAACGACAAGCTGACGGCGGCAACCGTTTCGCTTGCCAAGCGCATGGCAAAGAACGCCTCCCCGGCGATCCGGCCCTTCAGGCTGGAAGACGGGCGGGAATACTTCGTCATGTTTGCGGGCGCACGTTCGTTCCGCGATCTGAAGAACGACTCGGTCATGATCAATGCCAACCGCGACGCTCGTTCGCGCGAAGGCGGCGGCATGAACGACAACCCGCTGTTCCAAGACGGTGAAACAGTACACTAATCGCCGCTTTGCACCGAAAGGTGCATCGAAGAACCCTGTTAATTGCTGGGACATCTCACTGAGACAATCAGCAGCCAAGCCGCAGCAATGCGGAAGGTTCAACGACTAGAGCGCAAGCTCGTAGGGCCAAGTGGCCCGAAATGCAGGGCACCCTTCGGGGTGATGATATAGTCTGACCTATAGGGCGACCTATAGCAGCCCACTACGGGCGCGAATTGCAGTAACGCGCAATTCGGAACATATGTGGATTTGATCTATGACGGCGTCATCATCCGCCAGATCGAAGAGATCAGCACGCTGATCACCACGTCGTCCACGTTCGTGGCGGCGGGTGCATCGTCGATCCCGGTCGAACCCAACTTCCTCTGTGGCCAGCAGGCCATGGCGATTGCTTGGGGACAGGAACCGCAGCCGATCACCGACATGTCGGCGGACTACAAGTTCCGTCCGGGTGTCGCCATCGAAGAACTGCGCGGCATTGCCAAGATGCACTTCGCGACGGGCGCAAGCTCGGCGTCGAAGCAGCATGGCGTTGTGACGGTCTATTCGTCCGGCACTGGCGATTAATAGCTAACAGCTGAACGAAAGGAACGACACACATGCCTGCCTATACTTCACGCCAGTTTGCCAACAGCCCCAATGCGGGCGTTGGTCCTTCCCCCGGCAACGTGATCGGCTTTTTCTTTGAAGTCTCGATCACGGCCAACGTCACGAATACGGACACTTTCACCTTTGGCAAGGTGCCGAAGGGGTTCCGTATTCTGGGCGCTACGCTGGAGTCCACGTCCATGGCGGCTTCCGGCCTGACCCTGAGCGTTGGCGATAGCGGCTCGGGAACTCGTCTGTTCAACGCCTCCACCATTGGTGTGGGTGGCGGACAGGCTTCCGTTGCTGCCACGGGTACAAACTACCAGTACGCAGATGACACTGTCCTCACGGGCGCAGCTGGTGGCACCATCGGCACGCCAGCGGCTGGCACCCTGCAGTTGACCCTGTGGGGCATCTATCAGGGCCTGCCGTCGTAACGAACCGGAGGGGCGGGCTTTATGTCCGCCCCTTTCTTTTCAACACAAGGAAACAGCATGCGCTTCATCTACATCGGCGGCAGGGAATTCGACGGCACGTCGCTTCCCGGTGAAGTCGTCGTCCATGGCGTATCGTTCGTGCTGAACGTGCCGACCGAACTGCCGGACAGCGTGCGCAACGCCGACATGGTCCGCGCGAAGCTGGCCAACCATCCGCACTTCAGAGCTGTTCCGGATCCCATGGTGGCGGTGGCAACGCTGTCGGAAGAAGAAGCCACGCAGCTCGTTGAAAACGTGCTGGACGCGCCCGCGCCGAAGAAGCGTGGACGGCCCCGCAAGGCCCTTGCTGACGACGTTGCGGACGCTGCCGAATGACCATCACGAACACGCAGCTTTACCAGTTGGTCGCCGAAGAACTGGCCTTGATAGGCCCGGGGCAGGCGCTGTCAGCCGACGACCGCGACCGCATCGAACGGCGCGCGGTGAAGGTCCGCGCGTGGCTGATCGAAGAGGGTCTGGCCTATTGGCCGGACGACAGCATTCCTGACGCCGCTTCCCTTCCTTACGCACAGATCGTGGCCGGGCAATGCGCCGAAATGTATGGGCGCGGTCCCGGCAGCGACATGCCTTACCCGCTCGGCGACGTGGGCTTCCGCCTCCTGGAACGCCACGCCAGCCAGCGCAGTGCGCGTGAACCCGTATCCTCGGAGTATTTCTGATGCCCATTGACAGCAGCTACCTTGAAAACGACATCCTTCTGACCAACGCAGCCGCGACCGGGTCGGCGGTTCCCATCAAAGGTGGGACCTATGTCTGGGGCGTCGAAGGCACCTTCGGCGGCACGACGGCCACGCTTCAGCTGGCCAATGCCAACGGCACCTTCGTCAACTTCCCGAACGCCTCGCTGACGGCCAATGGCTTTGCGGTGGTGTCGCTTCCCGTGAACGGCTCGGTCCGGGTGGCCCTGACAAGCGGCACCCCTTCGGCCATGTTCTCGAACCTGGTGTCTGTCCCGTAAATGGCACGCATCGCAGTCCCCTTCGGTCGGGCCTTCCGGGTCGGGCGCAGCAAGGCGGCGGGCATGACCAGCCTCGTCAATATGTACGGCGAACCCGTCGAAGGCGAAGGCCGGACGGACTTCGTCTGCTACGGCACCCCGGCGCGGTCCCTGTTCGCCACGGTGGGCGGGGGGCAAGTGCGGGGGCAGCTGACGGCATCCGACCAGCATTACGCCGTCATCGGCCAGCAGCTGTACAAGATCAACAGCGACGGCAGCAATGTTCCGTTCGGCACCATTGAAGGGTCGCTGCCGGTTGATATGTCCTACAACGGCAACCAGATCGACATCGTCGGCGAGATCAAAAGCTACTATTTCGACGCGCCATCTTTCACGCTGACGGAGCATGCGGGGGCGGGCTACGAACAGGCATCCAGCTGCACGTCGCTGGCGTCGTACACTGTCATCTCG